CTTGACAAATAGTTACTATATAAAATTAAAAAAGGACTATACAATATAATCCTCTCCTACAATTTCTTTATATTCTGTTGATGTTATCTTATTCTTTTCTACTGCTGTTTTAACTTGCTCTTTAGACCACAATTCATCTTCATAGTATTTTTTTATTATTTTGTACCACATCTATATCAACTCCTTTTCAATCATTGCAAAAGTTAATGCTGCTGTTTCTTCTCTTAATGCTTTTACTTCTTCGTGTGTAGCTATAGTTGCATTTTTAGAATTTTTTTCTAGTTCCTCATGTGCTTTTATCTCTTCTTCTTGTTTCTTATGCATTTCTAAATATTTTTCTGCTGTTTCTAAAGCTGTCAAACTCTTATCTAGTTTATATATAGATTTAATTGTATTAACTGACTCTATATTTGTAACTCTTTCATAATCATCAAGTATTAAAAACACTTCGCTAGTTTGAAAATCATAATTACTTTTTAAAATTTCTTCTGCTTCTACTCCATTTATTTTTTCTTTTTTATCCCATATTTTTATCATTTTCATTCTCTCCTTTTTTTATAATTCTGGTATAAAACAAGTAATCTTACCATTTAAAATAAAATATATTTGTCTACCATCAACCGAAGCTCCAAAATAGCTATAACTGGGAACAGTTCCTTTATCAAAAGTTAATTTTTTAATTCCACTATCAGAAAAAATAACAACTCCACATTTGCCACTTCCAGCTTTATAACCATAATCTGACACATACAAAGTTGAACCTAGTGGTACGGCAAAAGTATTACTATCAAAGCCTTCTCCTGCCTTACTGCTAGTTCCGCTTACAGGGTCATAATTGATTGTTGTAAGATAGTGAGCAGAAATAGAACTTCTTAGCCCAAACACAACAATTTTATAAACGCTGACTTTAGCACAAACAAAATAATGCGATTGTTTTGAATCTATTATAGTTGATTTTGTAGACCAAGTATTTAACGTTGTATTATAATACTCAACAACTCTAACTGCTTGAGATGAAGAAGAATCTTCTCCGCCATACAAAACATGTATTTGATTTGAATACATTTCACAACAAGCACTTCCTCTTGCGGTAGGCATATTTGCTATTTCAGTCCATGAATTAGTTAAAATATTATATTTTTGACATATAGTTGTAGGAGCTGAATAGCCACTAAAACCACCTAATTTATAGATATATCCATTATAAAAAATTAATGCAGACTTCGAAAAAGAACTAGGTGTATTTTTAGTTGTTGTTGTGTTTAAAATAGCATCATAGCAAAGGTTATTTGAATCCGACGTAGCTGCATAACCGTTTATAAAGTAGATTTTTTTTTCTGCTGAAACACATGCTATTCCATTTTTAGCGTAAGTACTCAAAGCTTCAATAAATACATTTTTAGGAACATACCAAGGTGGAACAATCATGTTGCCTTGTTCTACCTTCCCTACATTTTCAGCTAAAATTTTAAAAGGTGTATTAGCAAATGTTGACACACCTTTTTTATTTAAATTTGAAACAAAAGTACTTCTAATTGAATTTAATGTATTCTTAGTTGTTTCTAACTTGTCATTTCCTGTAAAAGGTAAGCCCAGAATATTAGCTATATTATTTTTACCTACTTGCAAGTCATTTTTTGCAGTTTCTAATGCATCTATCATTTCTCTTAGTTTTGCATTTTCTTCTAATTTCGTTGTCATCTTTCACGCTCCTTTATTAAATCATATCTATTAAGTTGTTTACTATAGTAATTCCTTTCGCTCTTTGTCCATTTACTTCTATCTCTAAATTACCTTGTTGCTCTGCTAAAGAGTTATAATGTTTCGCTAATTGGTTTAATGCTATTTCAACATTTTTATTTCCTTGCGAATCAGCTTCAAATAAATTTTCTGCATCTTCTACAGTAGCTCGCTGTGCTGTTATTTCAATACTTGCCAAATCTTCTTTTACTTTGTTTATTTCATTTAATAAGTTTCCAGCTGCATCCTCATCCAAAATGCCTTTTATACTTTCAAACCATGTGTTAAATTCTGATACAAAGTTTGTTGTTGTAGTGTTATACCAATCTTCTTGTTTATTCTCTTGATTTTCCCGCCAAGCATTGAAATTACTTATTTCTTCATCCTTCCAAGCGTTCAATTGCGCAAGTAATGTTGTTGTGTCTATTTCTTCTACTGTACCTTTTACAATTCCGCACAGATTTTTATCTAATCTTAAATCTGTTATAGAACTTTGTGTAATACTTATTGCTCCAGCTTTGATGTAAATATCAGCTAATCCAAGTTCGTACGCATCTGCATCACGTTGTAATTCTGTTGCAGCTGGGGAACTATTAAAAGTACCTTTTTTAACAGCTAATTTAATATTTCTATTTAAAGTATCAAATCTTAAGACTACTCTGTCTATTCTATTTAAAATCCCGTCCGCTGCGTCTATATTAATTACTAAATCGTCTGTGTTTATATAGATAGCTCCGTTAATCCAGCCCTTACCTTTTTTTACTGTTATAGTCATATTATTATTATCAACGACTTGCAAATTTGTACTTGGATTAGGGAATACACCATTTCCTATGAAGCTTGCAAAGTATTCTCTAAAGTCCTCTGCCTTGTATCTCCTATCGCCATTTATGCTATTAAATACAAAACTTTTTTCCATCATCTCACCATCCTTTTTATCTTCGAAAATAAGGTTGGTATACTGCTCCCAAACGTAATTTTTAATTTCATGCCATTTTTACTGTAGCTTTCTTGTACTTCTACAATTCTAGTATCCATTGTTACTTTCAATTTTCTATCTTGAATTGTAACAATATCACCTAGATTGTAATCTTTTTCATATATAAAAGTATTTTTAGGGTCTATTTCTAATTCAAAACTTTTTAACTCTTCATATTCTTTTAATTTAATTTCGCCTTCTTTTTGTAGTATACTTATAGTATTTTCGCTTACATCTGCAAAGACTTCGTTTCTCTCAAAACCATCAACCTCACCAACTGAAATTACTAGCTTTGTTGCATCCTCTCTTGCTCCAGCATACACAACATTTTTAGAATTAATTATACTCTCTGTAAAGTGTCTAGCTCTTATGTTATCGAAATCACTTCGAAAAATAATCGGTGGATTTTCTGTTTGATTAATAGTCAAATCTTTACCCGCGATTACGTCAAAAATAAATTTCTTTTGTTTAGCATCTAATGTTATCTCCCAACCAAGCCCACAAAATTCTGTTATTTCTTGAATTTTATCGCTTAAATTTTCATAAGAGCTGCGCCACATATCAGCACTTCCAAGATTTTTATTTTCTGAAATGATAAGATTATCAATTACACGTTTTGAGCTTGAAGGGGTTACACAATTATTATTAACAAAAGCTTTTATAATCTCTTCTTGTGTCCCTTCGTGACTTTCGAAAGCTTCTCCAGTCTTTGGTACAATGAGCCTTCTATTTAATAAACCTTTTAAATCTACACCTTTGACAAATAGAACGTCGCTTTTTTCTCCTGTTTCTGTATACATAAATTCTCTGTGCATTATTAAACAAACTTTATTATAATTTTTACCAAGTAGAATTATATTATTTTTAACTAATTTATCTACGTGATTTTTATTAGCATTTATTTTTAAACTAAACTCTCCTACTTTGTGAAATCTTTTAATAATTTGTAATTCTTCGTAATTATCTATTTCAGCGATTAAATTTATATTTTTATCTAATATTCTTATACTTTGTTGCATATTACACCCCCAAATAAAGCGGATTATAATATATAGACATTTCTAAATTATCAATTCCAACATCTGCGTCATATCTAAATAAATTATCTCCAACTTCAAGTTGTAAAAATTCGCTATCCAAGTCAATCCAATTGAAAACATTTATTCTTTCATAGTTTGATTTTACTAACTCTATTCTCTTATTTGCAAATTCTGTTGTTATTTCTAATAAGTCACCAGCTTCAAGGGTTCTGTTTATCTTAATATATTCTCTTGTATTTACATTAAATAGACTAGGATTATCAACTGTTGCAAGTGCTTTAAACTGTATTTTCATACCGCACTCAATATCGCCATTATTTATTACATTGCAAATTAAATTACTTACTCTATGCCCCATTTCTATTCCTTCATTACTTATCTCTAAAGTAAATTCGAAGTCACCAACCCACAAAGCAACTTCTTCTTTTAAAACAAACTCATCCATCCAAAACGGACTTGGTGTTAAGAGCTGTATAAGAAACTTTTGCATTAATCCAACTGGTGTTTGAAATGTTATGTCTTGCACAACTCCTTTGACGCGTCTAGTTAATGCGTTATTTGTATATATAAACTCCATTTCTCCGAGCCTAGGATTAAACAAAGAGGTTAAATATGCACGTTTTAACTCTAAATCTTCTTTATTTTTTGCATAAATAGCCGCTGAAACAGGAAGCAATCTCTCTTTTATACTTATATCATCTATACTTACACCATCACCTAGATTGTTCGAAACTGAAATATTAGCGCTAGTATTTGCTCCGTTTTCTATTTTTTCTAACAAAAAAGGGCGTGAGTTTCCTAGTTTAATCTCTTGCCCTTTCGAGTTTCTACATATTAATTTTTGCAAGTTTCACACCCCTTTTTTTTACAAGCTAAATGCTAGACTTCTTATTGTTCTTTCGATTTCTCTTGCTGTATTTGAGTCTGTACTATTAACATTTACATTATAATTCGCTGTTCTTGAATTATTATTATAAGTTGCTTCTCTTCTTCCTGAATTTGAATTAGCTGCTGAATTTCCTTTTCTAATATCGCTATTTAAACTCAATGCTTCATTTCTAGCATTATTTATTTCTCTTGTAATACTATCAATTAGATTTTTGATTTCATTTATAGCAGGCTTAAATCCTTCAAGTAATTTTTCACCTAAGGTTTGACCTGCGTTTTTATATGCATCTGAATAACTATTTAATAACGCAACTATTTCTTTTTGATTTTTATCCATTATCATTTTTTCTGCTTCTGCTTGTAATTTAGACTCTTTTATTCTTTCATCATAGAACTTTTTAGCATCTTCAAGCCTTTTATTGTAATATTCTTTTTCACTTTCATAGATTTGATTTATATTTTCTATTTCGTCTTTTTTCTTTTCTTCCAATTCTTCTTTTCTCTTTTTTAAAGCTTCTTTTTTATCTTCTATTTCTTGCTGCTCTATTCTTTTCTTTCTTTCAGCTAAAATCTTTTCTAATTCTTTTTGCAACTGCTCTTTGTTAGTGTCATCATGTTCAAACTTTATAGCTGTTTTAATTTCTTCTATTTTGTTTAATTCTTCTTTGTCTTGTTCAAGTCTATCTTTTTCCTTTTCAGCTTTTTCAAAAGCTTCTAATTCGTTGTCAATAGCTTTAATTTTCGCATCATAGACACTATTAATTCTATCTATACTTTCTTCCTTCCATCTATCTAATGCTTCTAACTCTTTTTTTATACTTGTTTGTTTTGCTTCATATTCTTGTTTATATTTTTCTTTTAGTGCATCAACTATCGCTTTTGTTAAATCATCAACTTTTTTTACAAATTCTTGTCTGTCTTGCAATTCTTTATTCAACTGCTCTTTAGCTGAATTTGCTATCTCTTTTAACTGTTCAACTTCTTTTTCTTTTTGTTCTTTTCTTAGTTCTATAGCTTCTTTTATTTTTTCTTTTTTAGCTGCGTATTCTTCTTTCAATGCGTCTTTAGCATTACCTTTTACTTTTTTAAGTGCTGCTTTTTCTTGTTTAGATAATTCGTCTATTTGTTTATTAAATAGTTTTATATCTGCTTCACATGCTTTTGTAGCTTTCTTTGTTTCTTCTTCTATAATCTTTGTTATCTTTTCAGTTGCTTTTTTGACCGAGTCGCTATTATTAGCAATACCTTGTGCTAAACCTTCATCAACAAATTTACCAATTTCAATCATGACACGTGATGGAGAATGTATTCCAAGCGCATTTCTAACTGCATCAGCAGCCTTTTGCCCTAACTTTTTAGCTTCGTCTACTACTTTATAAGCAAAGCCTGATATTCCTTTTACTAAACCGTTTACTAATTCTTGACCAGCTGTTAGTAATTTACTTGGAAATTCTTTTATTTTATTTACAACATCAGTTCCAATTTTTTGTGACGCATTAACAGCATCTTGTTTTTTTGAGTCTATACCTTCTCTTAGTCTTGTAAACATGTCGATAGCTGCTTGTTTTAATTTAGCTGGAAGTGTTTTAAAAAATGTAATGACATTATTCCAAGTTGTCACAATATTATTTTTAATTTCTCCTAACTTAGTTGTTACAGCTGTTTTCATGCTTTCCCACGCATTTGCAAGAGTTGACTTTATATTTTCCCAAGTATTAGAGCAAATTGTTTTTAGCCCTTCCCAAGCAGTCGAACATGTCGACTTTATATTTTCCCATATGCTGCTTAGAGTTTGCGTTATAGACTCCCAAATAGTTATTGCAGTACTTTTCATACTTTCCCACATATTAGAAAGTAAATCACCTATTGCGGCTAATGCATTGTTAAACACTTCTTTTATAGATTCCCATGCATCCGATAAGCTTTGTTTTATGTTTTCCCAAATTTGTATTGCATCTGTTTTTAACTTATCAAAATTCCCTGTTACTAAATCCAAAATTAATAACACAGCACCAAGTACTATATTTTTTATAACTTCCCAAGTACTTCTAAAAAACTCTTTTATACCATCAAATATGATTTTTAATCTTTCGATGAAAGGTGCGAATTTCTCTTCTAATTGTTGTTTTATAGCATCCCAAGCATTACTAAAAATAAGTTTTATACTTTCCCATGTTGTTGTAAAGAACAATTTTATAGATTCCCATTTTTCGCTAATACTTTGTTTTATTTCTTCTATTTTTAAACTTATAGACTCTTTTATCTCTGTCCATTTAGTTGTTACAGTAAGCTTTATGTTATCCCATAAAATAGCTGTATTTTCCTTCAAATTAGCCCATCCAGTAGATATTTTTTCTTTCAAGCCTTCTACCCAGTCGCCAGCTATACTGTCCCATTCTTGCATTTTGCTTTTTACTGTATCGTTTAATACTTGCCATTTTGATTTTATTTCTCCAGTTGTCCAATCGACTTTACTTGCTTGGTTTTCTGCTTGTTTCTGCGCCTCTGCAACGACTCCCTGGTGCATTTCTTTAGCTTTATTTATAGATTCGTCTTTTTGCCTTGTTGCTTCTTCTACTACTTTATCAGCTAACTTTTCATTTTCTGCTCCACCCTCTGCTCTAAGCTGTGCGGCTATTTTTAATCTTTCGTTATATTCTTCATTAGCTGCTTTTATACTTTCGTCTTTTTTCTTTATTGAGTTTTTAACTACTTCCGCAGCTTCTTTAGCTGACAAATCAACATGATTTGCTTTCATTCTTTCCATTATTGCAGCTTGCTCTGCTTCGCTTTTACTCATTGTAACAACTGCGGTATTTAGCATATCTGTTTTTATTTGATTTATCTCTGCTGATTCTTCTTTTGTTAATGTTCTGTGTTCTTGACTAGCTTTAGTCATTATCTGATTTACTTTTTCATTGCTCTTTTTTATCTTTTCTTCTTTGCTTGAATACGCTTCTTCAGTATTTTTTATTAACTCTTCTTTTTCTTTATCACTTAAATTTTTAGAAGTTGCAAACATTTCTTGCAAAGACTGAATACCTTGCTCTTTACTCTCTTGAAGTTTAGCAATGATTTGATTTGACATTTCTGTAAAATTAGATACTATTGATTGTTTCATTTTCTCTGAAACAGTCTCACCACTCCACATTAATTGATTTAAAGATATCGTCGTTTTTTCTTCTAAATCCATAAAAGCGCCTACAGCTTCTTTTGTAGATTCTGATACACTTTTACCAAAACGGCTAATTGGCTCTATAGCATCCTTTGACATGTCTTTAGCGACTGTTGCAACCGATATGCCTAGCGCAGTAATTCCAGCTATAGCTACAGCTGCGGGGCTTGATAATGCACCTAAAATTGCAGCTAAAGCACCAACAGCTGGAGTTGCTGCGGCTGCTCCTGTCGTTACGACTGCCATTGCTGCTGAAAAAGTACCAAAAGCCCCTATAGCTCCGCCAATCATACTAACTATTTTTCCACCAATTAAAAGAACAGGTCCGAGCGCTGCTGCTAATCCTGCTATTTTAACTATAGTTTCTACCGTGCTAGGCTTCATTTCATTTAATTTATTTGTAAGATTTTGAAACCAGCTAACCGCTTGCGCTATAGAAGGTTTTAGTACATTATATATTTTAAGTCCTAGTTCCTGTACAGCTGATATTAAAGCCGTTATAGAACCTTTATTATTATTTTGCATAGTCTTAGCCATTTTATCTAATGCGCCTGTACTATTTCCAACTTTTTTTTCGAGTTCTGAATACTCTTCTCCAACTCCAGATAGCAAGGCTTGCAAAGTAGATATTTGTGTTTTTCCGCCTATCATGGATAGATACATTGTTCGTTGTTCTTCTGTCATGTCTTTTGTTTTTTCTTTAAGTTCCATCAAAACATTAGCCATACCTTTGAATTTACCATTGGAATCAAAAGCACTTAATCCTAGTTCTTTCATAGCTACACCAGCTTGACCCGCTCCACTTGTCAAATTTATCATAATTGAATTTAGAGAGTTTCCTGCCTCGCTGCCTTTTAGTCCTCTGTTTGCAAGTATTCCAAGCAGTGCATTAGCTTCCGAAAGAGGTACGTTTAAATTTTTAAAAGTACCTCCAGACACAATCATAGCTTCCATAAGTGCGTCAATGTTAGTGTTTGAACTTGCGGCAGTTTTAGCAACTTGGTCTAAGTAAGTTGGTAACTCTTTTACACTAAGTCCAAGTGATGACATAGAGTCGGTTACTAAATCCGAGGTTCTTGCCAAATCAAGGTTTCCAGCTTCCGACAATCGCAAAACAGGCATTAAAGCCTCCATTGATGTTTTTGCATCCCATCCAGCCAAAGCCATATATCCAAGCGCATCCGCTGCGTCTTTAGCTGTTTTTGATGTAGAAGCCCCTGCTTCTCTAGCTGCTTTTTCAAGTTGAACCATTTCGTCAGCTGTTGCCCCACTCAATCCTTGTACATTTGACATAGATGCTTCAAAATCCATTCCAAGTTTACTAGCCGCTGCTCCGACTGCTAGAATAGGAGCAGTAATACTCATAGTCATTTTTTTACCTACATCTTGCATTTGTTTTCCAACCAAGCTGAATTTATTACCTATTTCAGTCATTTTAGTTGCCAACTGATTCCATTTATTTTCCTGTTGATTTATTCTTTCTGTTGTGTCATCTAGTTCTGAACGCATTTCAGAAAGTCTCGACTCTGCATTATTAACTCGAATAGACCAATTATCAACCGCTGCCGAGTTAGACCTTATTTTTTCTTCATTTTTAGCATATTCTTGTTCTAAACTATCAAGTTCAGATTTTAATCTTTTTGTTTCTTCTGCATTTTCACCTAACGTCGCTTTGCTCTGTTCGTAAGCACTCTTAGCTTGATTAACTTTTTCTTTAAGTTCAACTTGCTTTTGTGCTGTGTTGCTTAAAGTTGTTTTACTTTCATTTAGTTTATTTTTATATGCTTCAACTACTTTAGTTTGCTGCTGTATAGTACTAGATAACATTTGTTGCTTAGATTTCAAACCATCAAGACTTGTTCCAAAATTTTTCACTCCAGCGCCAGAATTTTTAAACTCGCTTCTTATTAACTTCATTTGCCTATTTAGATTATTAACACCTTGCTGAAATGAACTATTTTCCATAGCGACCCGAACAACTAATTCACCTACATCTTCCGCCATTCTCTCACCTCACTTGCAAAAAAATAAACCAAGATTTTTATCTTGGTTTATTTTATATAAAACTTATATTAAATTAATTTTCTTCCGCAAAATGGACAATATTTAATAGTTTCCTTACTACTGATTCCTAAATAGTCGTAACTTGCTCCTGTTAGAAAATGCTTTCCGTTTTTAAGTTCTATATACATATCTATGTCGGAGTCGTTAGTTAATAATTCACCTCTTACAACTGTATCATACATGCTAAACGGTTCTGTATTAATTTTAACTTCACAGTACTTACACATACACTCACATCCTTATAACCAGCTTATCTGGTCAATATAAACATCATTTTCATTTGGATTATTATTATCTTTTTTATTCTCTTTCATATACACAAGTATATCTAAATAATAAAATATATCCATGTTGTCTATGTCCGTCATGCTCCAATTTTTTTCAAATAAAAACATGCTATATAAATCTTTTATAAAATCACGTGGAGATAGATACCTATTTTCTTTATTAGAATTATTTTCTGTATCTTCTCCATTACCTAGTTTTTTACTTTTTCTTCGAAACCTCCACTTACTTTTGATAAATCTTCTAACGCTTTATTTATAAAATCACCAGCTGGATAAAAACCATCTAATAACTCATCTTTTGAAAATTGTTCCCCGTATATATCAACTGTAAAATCAAGCAATTCGCGGAATAATTCTGTAGAGTTAAGACCATCTTCGATTTTATCGGTTAGTGTAAAAACTTTATCTAATTTTCTAAGTGCAATAGGAGGTGCTTTGAATATTTTTTCTTCTTCATTTATAGTTAATTTTATTTCCATTTTTAATTTTCTCCTTATTTATTTAAATTTGTTTTTGCTGGTGCTGTTGGCTTTGCTGCTGTTTTTAAAAAAGCTGTTGCAAAAAATTCTTCCGCAGTTGGTGAGTTTTCAACATCTGTATCTGCTGTTATTTTATGTCTACCATCATTTATACGTGGCATAAACTTAAGCTTAATTTTTTGAGATTGAAATTCAACTTTATCTTCTTTTGTTTTTGCTTCTTCTTCAAGTGGTTCACATACGCCTTTAGTTAACCAAACCATTCTATTTCCACCTTGCGATTTAGGAGATTCAAAGCCAAGCGCAATGTTTGGCGGATTAAAATCTTTATCTTCAACCAAAACGCCATCTTTGTATTTGTAACCTAAAATAAAAGCTTTTTCTTCTAATGTTAAACTAGCAACCTCAAATTCTACTTCTATAGCTCCCATTGCTGAAGCAGTTTCTAAAAGTTGGTCATCACCATAATTTTCCGCACTATCAACCTTTGGTGCTATTTTTATATTCTTAGCACCTGTTAATTTCATTATTTTAGTGTCATATTCAAGTTCGCTTTCTGTATCAACAAGCAATTTAACAAGTCTATAGTTTCTTAATCCTATAATAGCCATTTCTTAATCCTCCTTTTTTTCTGCAAAAAATAAGAATCTAAAAATAGTATGGTAACTATAATCAGATTCTTTTATTTCGTGTATACTTCTTTTTATAAAATTATTTTTTTTAAGAAGTCTTTCAATTTCTTTATTTATATAACTCATTTTATTTTTACTAAACAAATCTATTTGAATATAATGTTCTGTTCCTACTACTTCATCATCAGCATAGCGGTTTTGTTCTAAATAACTAAAAAAAGTTATATATGTTTTTTCTTCTCCATCAAACCTTTGAAATGAAACAGGAATTTTTAAAGGTTTTAATGTTTCTATTACTAAATCATTTATATTAATCATTATAACCCTAATCCTCTTTTTAATATTTCTTTCATTACATTTTTAGCTTCATCTTTTTTTGACTCGTATGCGGGTGCTAAAAACGGTTTAGGACTAACACCTGGATGGTTTATTATTCTTCCTTTTTTCTTACCTTTTTTAATTGGTATTTTATGCGCAGATGCTCCAAATTCTAAAAACTTTCCATAAAAAATTTTTGAATTATCCTCTTTCGTAATACCAACTAAAACATACTTAGTACCACCTTTTTTCTTAACTCCACTTACTTTTAAACCATCTTTTAACTTTCCGCTTCTTTTACTGACCCTTGGTAATGCATCTTGTAAAATAACATTGCCGCCAGCTTTTACAGCTTCATTTAGAAGTTTATCGCCCGATTTGCCCATGCTCTCTATTTTAGATAAAACAGCGTCAAAACCTTCTGTTGTTATCTCTACACTCATTTAAATAACTTCCTCATATTTGAATTTTAATTCTTTACAATAATATTCATTTTCTATAAAATCACTAGAATTTAAAAAGATAAAATTTTCTTTTTTAAATATATCTTTTATACTAATATATTTGTTTATATTCTTTAAGCTCTTATACCAATACTCTATCTTTATTGAATATACAATACTTTTATTTTCATTATCAGAAAAATTTGCATCATATTCATTTTCTATAAAAAATATTATATATTCTTCATCATTTGAAAAATTGTCATATTCTTGAAAGCCAATTCCTATATTTAATTTTTCAAGTATAGTAACTATTTTTGAATGCATACTACCACCTATTTTTTTACTTAGACTCTGCTGTTATTTCAAGTATTTTATTTTCTTCTTCTAAATTTAAGATTTGAGTTATATTGTAAAATTTATCTTTGTATTTAATAACAAAATTAGTTATAGCATTTTGTTTTATACTTAAATCTAATTCTTCAATATATCTAATTTTAAACTTTTTATTTGTAGAAGTTTTAATTGAATTATTTTCTATCAATTCTTTGCTGTTTAAATCTTCAACACAAGCCCAAACCTTTTTATAAAATTTCATTTCTACATCTTCAAGAACATTTTTTCTTTCTTTAATAAAAATAGAAATATGCTTATCTAGTACGTCAACTAATTCAGATAAATATAAATATATGCTAGTTTTGTCATTACTAATATCTAGCTTTACTATGCTGTAAAATTCATTATTTAGTTTTATAACATCACTTGTTTTAATTAATTTCATATAAGGAACTTTTAATTTAATAGATACTTTTAACCCTGTATTATCAAATTTAAGTCTGTCCTGCTCTCTTATATATTCATTAGAATAAAAGAGTTTACTATTTACAATAAACTCTTTTTCATCTAGTGCATTACCTTCTATATCGTAGCTTTCTTTATATTCTCCAAATTCAATAATACCATCATTGAAATTATCAAATTTTATTTTTTTCATATCTTTGTTACCTCATTAGCTGCGCTTTTAATTTGAAGTCTAAAAAGCTCTTTACTAAAATTTTCTTCGAAATATTCAATAGCATTGTTTCTTACATATCTGCAATAGTTAAATAACAACTCTCTATTAAAATTATCTTTAAAATCTAATGCTATTCCGGCTATTTCATTTTCTAAGTAATTAATCCCTCTTACAACCATTTTTTCTATTTTTGCATCTTCTTCTATCCAAGTTATATTAAGATATTCTTTTACTTCTTCAACTATACTTTTAATATTTTCATTTTCCATATTTTTCACCTATTTTGCTCTAGTAGCTGACGTTTTTGTGTTTGAATTAATTTCTGTTGCTAAAGTTGTGTCTAAGTTTTCTATATCAAATACTAAAAAAGAAAAATTATCCTTTGGTGTTCCAGTTGCGTACTGCTTAGCAAGATAGACTCTTACATCTTCTAAGAACTTATATTCATCTGAATACTCTATTTTACCAGCTGACCCAATTCCCATAAAATAATCTTTAGCAACTCCTACGATTAATTTATTTTTTGGAACAGCAACAGTCTGAATTATATTTCCTGGTATAGGCAGAACTCCATATACATAAGCGCCATTTGAAGTTAGCATAGTCGTTGCACCGAAGATTTTAGCCCAATAATCAACCGGATTTACAAGCATTATAACGCTTGTGACTGTCCTTTTACCACCATTTGTAAGTGGTGCCATGATTTCAGTTCCTAATGTATTTGGTTTAAAATCAGCTAATGGTTTTGCGGTTTTATCTGGATAAACACCTTCAACAACAGAGCCTTTTAAGTCCTTCATCATCCCAATAGGTTGGTCTTTTCCTGTTCCTGCTACTATTCCCATTTCAAGCCCCAATGATATAGATTCAGTCAAAACTACTCTTACATATCTGTCTAACCATTCAGCACCTAGGTCAAGCATAGATTTTGCAACTGGAAGATAAGAAGATAATTTATAAGCAACAGTATTAATTTTTGCAAATCCACCTTCTAACTCTTTTTTAATAGGGTCAGTTAATTGCCCCCACCAAGCTGCCTCCGTTCCCGTTTTTCTTATTACCCACTCCGTAACGCCTGTCGTATTTTCAAAAGTTATTGCACTAAGTAGGGGGTGGTTTTGTTCTAAGTCATCAAACACTCTATCAAATATAGTGCGCGGCATAGTTATCTCTAAATCAGTAAATCCTCTTTTTTCTATCACTTGGCTATAATATGCTCTTTCCTCGCTTGTTAATTGTGGCATACCCCTCTTGTCAAGTATCGCCCTGTCAGCTGATTCTATATTAGCAATAGAACGTGCTTCTTTTAGTAAATTACTTTGTATATCTTCCGCCATTCTTAAAAATGATGTTGTTATTTTTTCTTCGTCATTACTCTTTATCGCTTCCATTAAATTCGTTCTTAGTTCAACATTAGTTGCCTCATCTAAATTTTTAATTGCCATTTTTTATTTTCCTCCTCGATTAAATGCATTAAAAAAAGCCGATACTAAGTCGACATTCCTTTTTTCTATATTATCTTTATTATCATTTTGTTTTACTTTTTCTTTTTGAGATTCTCTAAGTTCTTTTATAGATATATCACTTCTACAATTTATTTCAGTATCATTATAAGCAGGAATAGGGGTTGCTGTAATTTCAAATAGTTCAACTTCTGTTATATCTCTGTAATATGTCCAATCATCATCAAAGCGAGTTTTTGAATTTACAATATTAAAACCAAAAGAACACCCTTTAATTAGTCCAAGTCTTACATTTTCAAGCAAATCATTCCCGTCCGTCGTAGCTGGTATATCTAGTTCAAACCTTAACCCACGTTCATCTTCTTCTAAAATTAGATTTGAGTTAGTTCTACCTATAACTTTATTCCAGTCATGATTTATAAGCATAAACTTATCCCTAGTGTTATCTGCTAAAGTTTTTAAAAATGCACCTCTTGAAATCTTTTCGTAAAAAGTATCGCCCCATCTGTCTTGCAATTTAGTATAATCATCATTAAAAATAGCAGCATAACCACTTATCTTACGACTTTCTAAATTACTGTCCCTTATTTCCAGCGATACCGCTCTTTTCTCCATTTCCATTGTTAGCCCCTCCTTTCAAATCCGGATTTAAAATCGACTGATAGTTTTTAGTTACATAATGTTCATCAGCCCAAGACTCATTTATTTTTTCTCGACCAAGCATTTCTAAATTGTCATTTATAGAATTTACACCTATTCTAAACAGTAAGTCACTTGCTTTTGATATTTTTTCAAGTCCCATGTTAGCAATTTTTTGTGTATCTACTTTTACATAACTCTTTTCAAAAAATTTATCTCTACCATACATTTTTCTAGTTATTTCAGTTGTTATAAGTCGAGCGATTGGATTGACGGAAAAGTTTAAAAAATTATCTGTTATACCTTCAACGCCAGAAACATTACCTTTTATAAGCCCAGCAGGAATATGAAAAGCAGCGCATACAAAGTCCATAACATCATCAATAATCGCTCTTATATCTCTGCTATCTTTTATACTTGAAGCTTTTGTATTTTCTGTATATTTTAATCCATTCGAAAGCGGTAAAACAGCATTATCACTTTCAAAATAACGTTTAAACTTATTACTCATTAAATCATTAAGTCGTTCTTGTGCTTCTTTTGTCTGTGGGTAATTTGTGTCTATTTCAAGTACGCCCTTTTCGCTATTATTTTTTTTATAACCCTTCATGGCGCTACTTAATAAATCTTTATAATCATTATAAAGATAATCTATTACAGTTTTTATGCTTTCAACATTTAATTTAAAATATAAAACGTCTGACTCTCTAAAGCTTCTATCTAATTTATAGTTTCTAATTGTAATATTTTTGTATACATCTTCATAAAAAACATACTTATCTACATTAAAACTTTCTGCTACGAAAAGTTGTTCGTTTTCTTGTATAACTAGACATTCATTGTCATACACAAGTCTTGTAATTACTTCTTGCCAAAATTCTGTTGCGTTTTGATTTTGATTAGGTTCTATATTAAACAAGTAATAATTTTTTTCCTTAACAGACTTTGAATTTATAAACGTCTGAAATTCACTTAAAACTAAAGCATTTGCAATAATAGAAATACATGACCTTAATGCAAATTCTTTATAAAATATCGTAGCTTCTAGTTTTTTAAAATACTCTCCATCTGCTCCAGACATTTTATCTTTAAATAAAAAATTAGTTATAAAATTTTTAAAATTCAATTCACCACCTCATTATTTTTAATATGTATAACAATCATAAAACTTAATCGTTGATTCTTGCATCAGTTCACCATCTTTTGATAAAGCATGTAAAAATGCAAAAAAGCCATCCGTTTTCCTTTTGATTGGCTCTATCTTTAAAAAAGTTTTATTTCCTTTTTTGTCTGTATCTACATAAACATTATTAGTATACCAACGCATCATCATGTCGTCGCCCCATTTAATTGTTCTCTCTGCGAAGATTTGTTCTACAAGAGGGGCTATTTTCGCATGAGTTATTGAACCATTTCTAACCTCTTCGATTGGTAAACCTTTGTTAGCAAATTCTTCTTTTACATGTGCAGCTCTATATGAGTCACAGCAGATTTTTAATATATTATAATCCTCCGCTTTTTCAATGAACCAATCAGCAATATACTCTGCTTTTATCGTTTCATCATAAATTATTGTACAAAGACCTTTTTGCTTTGCTAATTCAATATCAAATTTAAAATTTGTTATTTCTAAAGACTTATAACATATAAAAGTATGATGCATGATATATCGTTTTTTATCTTTTTTAAATAACAATACCACGCTTGTAAAATCTCTTATACTAGAAAAATCTAATCCTCCAATGCACGAAAAGCCTTTTAGGTCTGGTAATTCTTCGTTTGTTGCAACTATGTCATCCCATTCAGCAACAACAGTCGCTAAATTTTGCGCTGGCAAATTAAATCTTTTAGTTAGTAATTCTATCATCATCTGCGGTCTATTTTTAGCTTTGTCAATGTCTTTTAAAATTTGTGTCCTTAAGTCTGAATTATACTTTATGCTCGGGTTTGCTTTTTCCAGTAAATCAATATTTTCCATTTCTTCTATACTATCAAGCTTAAAAATAAGTGGCAGCATTTTAGAGTTTTTAATTTCTTCATTTAAAATTTGTTTTGATTCCTCTTTGAAATCGTCTAATACCCCACCTCTTACATTTCCATCAGTTGTAATGTAAAAAACCCTAGGATTTTTTACTTTTCCAAGTGCAGAGGTAAAAACTTTTATATTATCATAATTTTCGTATGCATGAACCTCATCAAAAATGATGCAGCCGGGTCTTAATCCATCCTTTGACTTAGCATTATTTGTGCGGAACTTTAAATAGCTGTTAGTTTTTTTAAATGTTATTACTTCTTTAGTTCTGTTAAAAAACTTTTTGCATATAGCAGGATGTTCAGATAACATGTTATAAACATCATCAAAACTTGTTTTTGCTTGTTCTTCTGACATTGCAACAATATCAATACCATAATTTTTTACACCGTGTAAGTGTGTTTGCAAATAATTAGCTAATTGAGATATAAAACCATTTTTTCCATTTCCCCTGCCCATCATGATAAAAATTTCATCATATAAAAGTTCGTCGCCTTCAAAGCAGCCAACTACTAAAGCAACAACAAATTTTTCCCAAGCATACATTTTATAGAAATACTTTTCCATGTATTCGATAGCTTTTTCAACTTTTTCATGGTCGATATAGATATTAGGTTTTTTTAAATCTTTTTTTATTTTCTTAACTGCAAGTTCCATTTCTTTACATAGAACAATTTCGCCTTTATCAACTAAGTTGAAATATTCATCTATGTATTTATTGTACTTATAATTCAATATCATCATCACCCAAAACTTTTGGTGTCGCTTTTATACCTAGTTTATCAAGTAAACTTAACATTTGAGCGTTATACTTAATAAGCTCTGATACACTATCGTTTTTTTTATAGCCCCATTGATTTTGACCATTTTTATATTTGACTTGAACACCTCTAGTTTTTACATCTTCTATTAATTCATTTTTTATATCCCACATTTTTAAATAATCTTCAACTAAGTCTTTGAAGTATTCTTCTGTCATGTTATTCTCTTTTATTTGTCTTAATAAATCTTTTCTTATAGAGTTTTTTAAATTATTTCCCGACTCTTGCAACCCATTTTTCACGCAACCCTTTTTTGGGGTGCAGTTGCGAGTCCAACCCCCTCTTTTTCTCCAACTTTTCAAAGTGTTTTCGGGTATGTTATACTTGGCTGACATTTCTTTGTAAGTCATGCCTAAAACGTAGTCATTCTGTACGTCTCGCCTAATTTCTAATTCCTCATTATCATCCATTTTCACCACCTCATTTTTATGTTTTTTTCTGCACCCGCAACCATAATTTTGGTTGCAAGACCCCCACCCCCCACACCTTTTGTTAAATTGACGTCTCCTTGCGGAGCCATGTACCTACCTCGGTTCACAAATTTTCGCTCTGAAAGCCAGTTTTTTCAATAGGGGGGCTATCTACCAGCGTTCATCACTAAAAAATTTTTTCTTTTTTTCTTGATTAATTTTTAGTATTTTTTCGTGAATTTCGTTGTGACAAAGGTTGCACAAGCTTGTTAGGTTATTAAGCTTCAAAGCTCCTTCTGGATACTCTTTTATTTCTCTAATATGATGTACACATTCCGCCTTAGATACCTTCTTTTTTTTCTTACAAACTTGGCATTCGTAATTATCTCTTTCAATAGCTTTTTTTCTTAATTTACGCCAATCCGTGCTTCTATAGAATATATCAAGTCTATCAATTAAAATTAATTCTTTTAATCTATCTAGTGTTATATGCTTATAACTCATTGATATACAACTCTCCTAGACCATCACTATACTCCTTCATGTCTTGCAATAGCTTAACCTCATCATCTTTAAGCTTCTTATATTCTTCTTTCTTATGTTTAATATAATCATCCTCGCATGATACAATAAACTTCTCAAAGCATCTGCGACACATGAAGTATGTAACAGTAGTATTATCAATAACTTTAGTCCTTAACTCTTTATTACTTACTGCAATCTTTCTTCCGCAATTATTACATTTAAACCTATCATATTTATTCATAGTGATACTCCTTTAATTTCCTAGTCGAGTTTAACATAAGGTATATTCTGTTAAACTCATTCAAGTATTATTAAACAGCCTTACATTTTAGTACTAACAATACATTCAAGACTTTATTATTAGACTATATTTTATCCAGTTTAACGTGACCTTTTTATGTTAAATTCTTAAGCTAAAAGTATTTAATATTCCTATATGCTTTGTTTAAATCATCCTGTTCAATTCCAATATAACGCAAGGTTATCGTCGCTGAACTATGATTAAAAAGCTTCTGTAAGGTCACAACATCATGAGTCCTTTTATAGTAATGATAACCAAAAGTTTTACGCATTGTATGTGTGCCTAGATTATCTATGCCAAACATTTCGCCTACTTCTCGTATTATCTTATAAGCCATTACTCTACTTATAGCTTTATTAGTCTGTTCTCTACTCTTAATTAAAAACTCATTCTGATTCTTATCTTTTGTATATTCTTTTAGTATTCTTTTTAGAATAGGATTAACTTCAATAGGCTTGGTTTTACCTGTCTTACTTTCTTTAATAGTTATAAACCGTTTGTCATGAACATCTTTTATTCTAAGCTTTAATATGTCACCTACTCTAAGTCCTGTATATATGCCCATACTAAAGAGCACATTGTTTCTCATGTTAGCTTCTTCTAAATAAGCACACATGCTTTCTAGCTTCTCTAAATCTCGAATAGGTTCTACAAAGTTCATTTACTCACCCCCTTCCTTTTCGGCAATAAAAAAAGTCTAAACTTCGAGCCAAGTTTAGACTTTAGGTTTAAGGGGATATTCAGTTGTTAATGTACACTTTTTTCTATGATACAATTCTAACATGCTTTCTTTAGAAATGAAGTATAAAAATAGTCTTTTTTTTGTAAAAATATTGTTTACGCTAAAGCTTCATCACCGTATATCATTAGAGCTATTTTATTAATAGCAATAGCTTTTTTGTTATAAAGACTAGTTCTATCATAATTTAATTCATAAGCTATTTTTGTGATAGGTAGTTTTTCATCCCAATTATAAAAATATATTAATTCTATCATCTTCTGTTCAAGCTCTGATAATTCTTTTAAGTAAATATTATAAAACTCTAGCTTTCGCTCTATAATTTCAATTTCAGTTTCTTTGTTGTAGATAGTATCCTCTATTGTTACAACTATATCATCTATACCTTTCGTACTTCTTTTAACTTTAAATCCCAGTTCTTCGAAATTAATTTCTCTATAGTTTTCTTTGTGTTTAAGAATTGCTATTTCTTTTTTTAATATTCTTAACTTTCTATATTTATCTCCTAACATTTTTAATATATTTTCCACTTTTTCAATATACTCTTTTTTTATTTTCATTTTTGCACCTCTTGCACTTTTTGTTATAAATACCTAACTAATCCTTAAATTTAGCTTTTAGGATTAGTTAGGTATTTTGTAGCATTTCCAACTACTGCATATTATTCAAAATATTCTGTATTTTTATTTTGTTTTTTTGTTATAAGACTTCATTTTTTTAAGTTTAAATAAAATCTATATTTATAAAGCGTTTTATCTATTTTAATTTAAAAATTAATCTAATTGCGTTTTTTATTGCCTATTTACTTTAATTTATTTTTAAATAACTTTTTTTCATTTCCAATTGGTTTTGCACATTGAGAACAATTCCCCTTGAACATTTCTGAACAGCTAGGACACATTTTCCCAACTGGAGTTTTTATAGAAAAAAATTCTTGACCACATAAAATACATTCGCCTACTACTAGTTCATCTAAATAGTCTCCGCACAAACATTTTCTACACATACTCATTTTAACTCCCCCCTATGCTAATTTATTTTTTCGAGTTTCCATTTTCTTTTTCTTAGTTTTTTATTATGTAGCTTCAAACCTTCGCGTATTTCTTTATCAATCTTTAATACTTTAAATAGTGTAAAAATTGCTTGAATAACATCCAAACCTTCTTCCATTATTTTTTTGTTATCTTTTAATTCAATAGCTTCTTTAAGTTCTAAAACTTCTTCAAGCACTTTTTCAAATTGTTCTTTTACTGTCCACTTTGGTATATTTGCAATCATTTTAAAATTCATTTTTAGACCTCTCTTTCTTCGAACTCTTTTAAAATCTTTTCGTGTTGTTCTTTTATTATTTTAAGACTATCAAATATCATTTTTTCAATAATCATTTTCACGTATTCGTCATGTGTAAATTCAACAATCTCTTCAACTTTTTTTTCCTTGTCAATAAATAAAATTTTAACTTCTGTTTCTCCAGTTTCAATTTCTTTCAAAATATTTTCTAAGTCTTTTATACTTTCTTTTGCTACACTTTGCATACTTTCCTTAACTTTAGTAATAAATTCTTCGATTTTTGTTTTTTTCATTTTATTTTTTCTCCTTATTTTATTCTCCTGCAACTTTCAACTGTTAAGTCACTATCTCTTCTTTTTATAAAATTTAATTGTTTGCCACCAATTTTTTCTATATATTCAGATATTTCACTTTTACCATGCCCCTAAAAGATAAGGAAAACCCCATATTTGCCCTTTACGCTTACCTTGTTTATTAACAGTATAAAAGTATTCTTCAAAGGTTTTTTCTGCTTTAATTCTTGTTATTTTAAAGTTTATTCTTTTTTCAAAATCATCTATTATGTTATAAATTTCTTCAAATTCTAGTCCTGTATCTATAAATACAATTTCATCAAGAGGTAATTTCTTTTCTAATATTAGAAGGAGCATTGCTGCTGAATCTTTTCCTCCACTAAAACTTGCAATATACTTCATTTTTTCGCCCCTTCTATTTCTAAATTTTTTTCTCTTTTTTTCTTACATTTCTTAGAACAATATGCAATTTTACCATCTACATAAGAGTAGACTGTTGTTCCACACCAACCGCAAATTTTAGCTGTTTTTTTATTTATATTAGACATTATTATCCCTCCCGCTTTAAAATGGTATATCTGGGTCATCTATAGCTTGAAATCCTTGTTGGTCTAAACCTTTCGGTTCAAACATATATTCTTTTTCAGTATCATCTTTTTTATAGTCTAAAAACTTAATCTTATTAGCATGAACTTTTGTATAAGTTCTTTTCTCCCCGTCTTTTTCATAACTATTAACTTTTATAGACCCTTCAACCGCTACTAACCTACCTTTACCTAAATTATTAGCACATACTTCTGCTAACTTCCCCATCACCTCAATAGGTATAAAATCAGTTTCTTTAGTTCCATCTTTTTTAATATAATCTCTATCTACTGCTATTGTAAAAGTCGATACAGCTGTTCCAGAACCCGGTATATATTTAAGTTCTGGGTCTTTTGTTAATCTTCCAATTAAAATAACACTATTCATTTCCAGCACCTTCCTTATATTTCGTCTTCTCTTTCATCTACAAGAACATTAAAACCACATTTACATTCCCTGTAATAAGTATGTTCATCAACAATTAACTTTCCTTCACCTTCTCCAAGTTTATCGCTCCCGCATTTGGGGCAAATACAATACATTGATGATAATTTAAAAACATTTATCATTTTCATATTTATATACCTCCCTTCTATCTAGAAAAAGTTTAAGTCCTTTTCAAGTTATATTTCTTCAATTCCAAAACGACGCTTCTTCTCCATTTCTTTCAGCATTTAAAACTTCAACTATCTTATAATTTTGTAAACTACCTTTTCTTTCAAGCAACTTTATCCATTCGTAAAATTTGCTTCTATATTCAAGTGTGTAAACATGATTTGGAAGGTCGTTCCAATTATCTAGTAAACTGTCAAATTTCTCTAATGCTTGTGTAACGCTAATTTTATTCATTTTCTCCCTCCAACATTTTAGATTGTTCAATTAATTTATCTACGCAGCCTAAACAGAAATACAACGTAAAACTTAAATTTAAAGTTTCTTCTTCATACTTCACATGATTATTTTCTTCTACATTTATTGTTCTTTCACATCTAGCGCATGTTACAAACTTATCCATCATTAAACTCCTCCTATTTCTACAAGGAAATTATTTGTTTTATTTTTTCAATTTTCTTAGATATAGAATTAATATTTTTATGCTTAATTCTGATGCTTTTAGTTCTGTTATAAATCGCAATAGCTTTTCTTATATCTTTGTTTAAAATGCAATCTATGAATAAATTATAAGCTTCTAATTCTACAGTTTGTTCTATCAAAATATTTTCAATATCTATTATGCACTCTTCTGATTCTAACGCATCCCTCGCAAAACATTCTAACCTCTCTTTTAATTCTTTTATGTATTTCTCACGTTCTTTTAAGTTTTCTTCTTTTTGCTTAATTTCTTCTTTCAATTCTTCAATTAGTTGTTTCTTAACTAATGTATAACTACCTATATTCAAAATATTTTCCCTCCTGCTCTTCTATTTTTTTAACTTCATTACAAGCAATAGAAAACAATTCTCCCTTACTTAGATTTTTATATTTTTCTTGTAGTTTCTTTTGTTTCTGTCCAATTAAATCAACTTTTTCTAATATACTCATTTCTGTAATTCTCTTTTGCATTTGCTTTGCTCCTTCTCATTCTGCTACAGTAAAATTTATTATCATCTCATTTCTCCTGTGCTATACTAAAGCAAAAGGAGGTGATACTATGGTTACTAACCAAGATTGTATAAGAGATATTTTATTATTTATTGAATCTAATACAACTCCCATTTCTCCTGTATTACAATTTGATACTATACTAGATAATCTCAAATATGATGAATCAACTATTATTCATCATATAAATTTAATTTATCAAAACAGTCTCGTTGATGATGTTAATTATGGTGATGATACTGTTTTAGAGGTCACGCAGTTGTCTTTAAAAGGCTATCAATATTTAGATGAAATACGAGACAGCACTAAATGGAATAAAATAAAAAGTTCCACCTCAAGTTTTTTAAATATGTCTCTACCTATCGCAATAGAGTACATATTAGGTAAGTTTTAATAGTTTTAAATATAAGGTTTAGATTATAGATATTTCTAAGCCTTATCCTAGTATTTTTCTAATACGTTCTTCTTCTTTTAGTAGTTCACTGATAGTGTGTGTTTTTATAAAACCTTCTGAAAATTGGTGCTGACCTTTTTCAAATTTTTTAATTAGTACACTTTTTTTGCTGTCATCTCTTTCTATTGCTCTTAAAAATGATTCATAAAATATATGCTCCTTGCCAAATTCTTTTAAAATATATTCCTTGGTAGAATCATTATAGCCATGCTCTTTTAATACTTTTATTTTTTCTTCATAACTTAAAACATTATTTTTTATCATTTTTTCACTCTCCTTTTTCACATGTAAAGATACTAATTTAAATATTTATTTCTTCATTTTCTTAAACTGCTTTCTTCTTATAATACTCCACGAATTACCATCCAAACATTTCTCACAAATTTCAATATTTTTTATTTCTTTTGCTGAACTCAAATAATCTCGTGTTAAAAAAGGTATTTTAAATACATCTTCTTGATTTTCTATTTTTTTAGAACAAATAAAACAAGTACATTCTGAATCACTAGTATCTTTACCTTTTGAAACACTGTCATGATTGCAAGATATTGTATCCGTTTTTGCTGAACTAATTTCTTCGCAACTTGCAACAGTTTCAGAATTTTCTTTATCTCCATAATGAATTTTATAAATTTCTTCTATATCTGCATTTTCTAATCCTAGATAAGTTTTATATGCCTTTTCTTTTCTATCACTGTGCTTATGCTTTTTTATTATATCTAAAGCATTTATTTCATATAATAGAGCATCATTCCAAGGTTTTTTAAATTTGTTTTCATTTGCTTTTATTAGTTCTTTGTTACTTAACTCGTTTACAGTTTCATTGCAAGAAACAACATTGTTGCCTTCCGCTTTTATAACTGTAAAAAGTTCAAACAATTCTCTTAACTCTCTTACGCTATTAATTTCCATTTTTTTACCCCACCTTTTTTAATTTTATTTAAATTTAGCACTTTGACTTTTCTTTATAATTGCATCAAGTTCATCTTCTGAATATTTATCAAATGTTTGATTGAAATTAGCAAATTTATTATTATTTGTCTTTGTTTTTCCTTTGACGCTCTCATTGCCTTTTAGAGACTTTTTAGGTGTCTCGTTTAAATAAGACTCGAATTTGTTTCCAAACAACGTCTCAGGGCGTAAATAAGCGTTCATTTTATCATTATCTAGCCAATTTAACACTTTGTTATCTATGACCTTGTAAAATTCTTCTTCTGTAAAGCCTTCTTTGAGTCTTGCATCAATCAAAGATATAGTTTTCTTTGTTGTACTCTTAAAAGATTTATCTGCTGTTTTATTTAAGTAATCAACGATTCTTTTATATATCTCTTTGTCTTTTGTCTTTTCTTCTTTTTGCTCTGCAGAACTATATATATTATTAGTTAAATTAGTCTTGTTAATATTAGTCTTGTTACTAGTCACCACATGCCCCACGGGTAGGTCACCACATGCCCTAGGGTGGGTTTCACTGTGACCTACGGGTAGGTCACCATATGCCCTACTTATTTTTGCAGTCAATACAAAATAAATATTACTATCTTTTTCTTTAGAATTTAATTTGGTTCTATTTTCTTTTCTTATAAGTTCTTTATTTTCTAAGCTTTTTATAACTTTCTTGACTTGACTTTCACTACATCCACTTTTTTTAGAAATAGTTTTGTGACTTGGAAAGCAAAAACTATTTTCGTTTAAATGCCTAACTAATGTCATATAAATCATTTTTTCGTAAATAGTCAAATCTTCTCTGTCAATTAAATCGTTTTCTACCCAAAACCAATCTCTTTTTCTTGAATCTTTTAAAAGTTCCAATCCCTCACCTCCTTTGTTTATAAATTATTTATTAAGATAGTAACTTAAGTTCATAGTCATTAAATATCAAATCTTCTTTAGTTAAAGTTTTATATATTAATTCTTTTATTTCTTTGTCGTAGTACATCAATACTATTTCTTTTTCATCTGCATATGTAACAATGCAATTTCTATTGCAACTGAATTTTGTTTCGTATAATTGAACAATTTCACCTTTTTGATATTTATTAAAGTTCAATTTTATCACCTCTTTTTTGAGATATTTTATTTCCTTTTTTAAAGCTACTTAATGTGTAAGTACTTGATATTAGAGTTTCTATAGATTCCCAATTCCTAGGGTCGTTTTTTTTTAAAAATTCTATCATTAGAGCTGTTTCTATTTTTTCTTTGCTAGAATAAACCATTTCGTACCTCCTTTTTTTACTTTGTCGTTAAGCTTAATTTAATTATAACTACTTTGTCGTTAAAATGCAATGCTTTTTTATAATTTTTATGATTTTGTCGTAAATTCTTCTTAACAAATGACAAAGTCGTATTTTTATGATACAATAATTATAAAAGGAGGATTAAAAAATGGATGAAATTTCTAAGGAAACAATAAACAAAGAAATTGGCAAAAGGTTAAATTTATTAAGAACAAACGAAAAACTTTCACAAAAGGCTTTTGGAGAAAAAATTTTCTTATCACAAGACCAGATTTCTTTATTGGAAAAAGGAAAAAGAGTACTAACAGAAAGAAGTATCAATGATATTTGTAGGGAATTTGATGTAAATGAAGAATGGCTAAGAAAAGGGATTGGTGATATTTATAAGGATTGTTTATCTGAACTGGAAATTGATGAAGATGTAAAAGAGATAACTAATAAGCTCTATGAGTTAGAATATGAAGATAGAAATGCTATTTTACAAATGATAGAGCTTTTACACAAGAAAAATAATTAATCTAAATTAAAAAATAAAAGGACTTGATAAAAATCAAGTCCTTTTATTTTTTATATAAATTTTTTCTATACATTCTTTTAAGAAAACATAATCATCAACAGAAATATATTTCAATTCATTTACACAAATAGCTGTTTCTATCTTATTTTCAACGTATCTGTTTTTTGTTTTAATTTGTGATTTTTTCATGATTACCCCCTGGCATTTACTAATATTGATTAATAGTACTTGAAATTGTTTTCCTAAAGATTTGATGCGCTTCATATCTTTACTACAATAGTAGCATAAAAACGTATGTAAAAAATATTCGTACGACGAATATTCCGACCTCATTTTACAATTTTTACCAATTAATTTTATCATTCTGTGAAATGTAATTTTTTCCTATTGATTTTAATGTTTTTTAACATTATAGTTTAATTTCTACTATGGATACATTATTAAAATATCATAGAAAAAAGAAAAAACTCACTCAACGTCGATTAAGTGAATTGACAGGTATAAGTCAAAGTTACATTTCGAAAATGGAAAATGAAAAATTTAAGCATAGTCCAACTCTAACTCAAATTATTTTACTAGCTGATGTATTAGAAATTGACCAATTGGTTTTATCTGATTTTTTTTTAGAAAAAGAAAGGGAGCATTTAAAAAACACTAAAAAATATAATAAAAAAGCAGTTAAAACACTTAGTAGAGATTTTTTAAAAGAATATAAAATAAGGACTAGGTAATTGCTTATACCTAGCCCTTTTTTTTACTGCTCTACTTTAATTTCTCCTAATTCAATCCAATTATCCTTGTATAGCTCTGGAAACTTTTTCTCTACATCTGATTTTGACGCTCCTTGATTTGCATACTCCATTGCTTCAAAAAGTCTTGAATAATCTTTTAGATTATATTTTAAAACTATTTCTTTTACATTCATATTCTTTTCAACTAATATTTTAACTTGTGCATCAAATTTGTAGTTAGCTGGTACTTGTTGATTGTCTAATTTATCAGTTGCTTTTATATCTTTAAATTCGTAACCATCTGTACCGACTGCGTTCCATCCTGTTTGAAATAATTTAACCGCTTTATCTGTTTTATTTTCTACTTCTACATTTACAACTTCGTACACATAATCAGCTGCCTTTTTCTTTTCGATTCCATCACTAAAATATTCTCCATTTTCGTTAAAACTTCCGTCTTCGTTTATATCTCCTTTTATATCTTCTTTTGTAACATTTTTTATAGTTATTTTAATTCCATCAACCTCATTTTCGTTTGCTTTCTTTTCTTTTTTAGTTGTGTTTCCAGCATCTTTGTTATTAGTTGATGAACAAGCAACCAACCCTACGCTTAATAAACATACTGTAATTAATAATAATACTTTTTTCATCCTCAAATCCTCCGTATTTTTATGTTTTGTTATATATTTCAACATCAAAACTTATATTCCTTTAATTTTCTATTCTAGTAGTATAAAAATGATTCAAAAGAGCAATACCTATTTATTTCCATTTTAAGAATATTTTTATGCTATTTAACATAAACTATTTATAGCAAATAGAAAAATTGTTTCTGGTGTCTTGTATCGCTTCTAAATGATATTCTAGTTTCTTAATCAAATAATCATTTTCTTTTTATCAAAAGATATATTCTAAGAGTTTCTTTACTTTTGAAAAATGCTAATAACATTTTAAATAGCGACCACCACTTTTTGCATCCGGTTAGATTTCTAATTACATAGATTAAAAATTTTTAAGTTTTCGATTTTCTTAAATAAAGAAATAAATAGAAAACATATTTATGTTTTCTATTTATTAAGTTCTCTATATATTTAGACCACCACTTTTTGAGAATGCGACCACCACTTTTTGAGAATGCACCCACCACTTTTTGAGACAAGTTAGATTTCTAATTAAAAAACAATAAGTTGTCCACATTTTATCAACAGGTTATTAACATAGTTATCCACAAAAAAACAGACCTTAATCTTTAAAGTCTGTTTTATCATTTAAGTTTTTCCACTCTTCGTAACTACATAATCTATATAATTTTAGTGTTTTATTAATTTTATTTTTTGTTTCTTCATTCCAGAAAGTTCTATTCTCTTTTTTTACGTCTATGTATTTGCATTTCATTAATACTCGTATCATACTTCTAACTTTGTTTTTATTACTTTCGCTCTTGCCACAAAGACCAATATTATTACATAAAAATTCTTCGTCTATAACTTTAAAATCTATTTCATTTGTTAAATAACATAAAAGACAATAAAGTTTTACGCTTGGAGTTTTGAAATTGATTACTAATTCTTCAAGTATTTTATGATGTATTGTAACAAACTTATGCACTTCGTCATTATAACCTGTTTCAATTCCATATTTTAGTCTGTATACAGTTCCATTTTTCGTATTTTCTATTTTTAGAATACCACATTTAAGTTCTTCTAATTTTTTAATATTTCTGTATAATGTAGCTCTTGAAATGCTTAGTTGTTTTGCTAATGCATCTATATCGAATTTATTTTGATATAAGTATCTATTTTTTTCTGTATGCATAATTTTCATTCCTCCGTTACTTAATAACATCAAGGCGGCGTATTCTCTTGCAAAATATCCTTTTTCTTTCAAACAAAAAGTTGGCATTGGTAATTTATAATTTTTTTCTAATTCTTTTGCTTCTTCTAAAGACATTTTATTTCCCCCTTCTAAACGGGGCTTGAAGCACTTTTAACTAATTAAGTTAAAAATTTCAAATTATTTTTAACTCTAAAACATTGATTTATAAGTTGTTTTAATCTATAATATAACTTATAAATTAGTTAAAAAAAGATATAATTATATCTTATAAGAGCTTCAAGCTCCGTGGTAAGGAATAAGTGTTAGTTTGGCGACTTGGTGCTTATTCCTTTTTTATTTGTTTTTGTAATCTGTAATAAGTTAATATTAATTATAGCATAAATATAAAATAAAAAAATATATTGATTTTGAAAATAAATTATATTTTAAAAGACTTAGTATATATACTAAGTCTTTTTTTATGTAAATATATGTTATAATAATTTTAGCAAGAGAAGCAATCTATATTCTAAAAAAAGAGTGGAGTCTATACACAAAAGATTATCCTCCCAACGCTATGAGGGGAGGTGAATATGTATGGATAATTTTTTACTTAACATATTAGCTGATGTTATAGCTAGTTTAATATTCTATATAATTAGTAAATTATTTAGACAAGTAAAAAACCACTCTGCGCAAAAGAGTGGTTGGGAATTTGATTTAAAAATCAAATTCAAAAAGTCTAGATAATTTTTTTACTTTAGACGAAAACTCTACTCTTACGACTAGAATACAGTTCTCTTGCTTTTATTATATCACATTTTCTTTAAAAGATACAACTTTACATCATTTTCAGTATTCTATTTTTTTATTTTTATCAAAGTTTATTTTAAGAACGATAAAATTAAAAAACACTCAAACGCCAATAAGAGTGGTTTAAGAAAATAAGTTATTTTTAATCTGATTGGAAATAGCTACTCTTGTGTAAAGTAAATCATTATTTCCTTGCTTTTATTATATCACATTTTTTAAAAAAGATACAATTTTACATCATTTCTAATATACTAAAATCTTTACTTTTTACCAAAATTTGTTTAAAAAATAGGAGAAAACTATTGCCTTTGACGCCCCGTCATGATATAATATATTTATAGAGAAGGAGGTGAGAAAGTAAAAAGAAATAAAAGAAAGGAGGCACAGGAATGGGGAGATTAGAAAGAAGTAAAAAGAAAAGAGAAAACAAATTTAACATAGTTAAAAAAGTTTTCTCCTTCATCTTATTATTACTTAACATAATCCTTGCAATTCTAAGAATTTTAAAAGAGTTGTAAGGATAAGCCTAGAGAGAATAGCCCTTCTCTCTAGGTGACTTCTTTCTAATATTATAACACATTTCTAAAAAAAACATGAGTGATAAATTTTATAAGATTTGTATTGTTTTAGTTTTAATAACTATAGTTTTAAATATAGTATCTATAGTATTAAACTCTAGTACAAGCAACATACTCGGTTTAGTTTTTAGTGTTGTATTATTACTTTTCTTTGTAATACAGCAAAAAAGGAGCTAATGAATGAAAAAAGAAAAAAGAGATTTAAAGTTTAACTTTCATAAAGGTGGGAGTGGGTCGTTTACTCCTAGAATGAGTGTTCCCAAAAAATGGGCTGATGAAATGGGCATAACAAGAGAAAACCCTAATGTTACGGCAACATTCGAGGGCGACAGGATAATAATTGAAAAGGCTAAGAATGAATGACTTTTTCTATAAAAAGAAGGTTGCTTTTTTCTTAGCCTTCTTTTTTAAATTTTACTATAATATAAAAATAATACTGTAATATTATAAAAATATTATTTTAGTATTGCATATACAATATTTTAATATTGTGAATATAATATATTAATATTATGAATGCAATATTTACATATTGTATTTATATTATTTAAATATTTAAATTAATAATATTAATATATTGTTGTAATATTATAAAAACAATACTATGATATTATTATAATATTATAAATATAATAATGAGGTGGAGAAAAATGGCTAATACAAAGCTACTTACGTACTTTAACATAAAAGGAGGAATATATAAGACAACAACGTCTATAATGACAGCATATGAACTTGCAAAAGATAAAGATAAAAAAATACTCTTATGGGACTTAGATGTACAAGCAAATCTAACACAATATGTTTATGAAATAAATCATAATGATAATACTACATTAGATATTTTAAAAGGGATTAGCGCTAATGATGCAATAGTCAAGTCGCCTAATAAAAATTACACTAATATAGACTTAATTCCTTCCGACATACAAATGGCTAGATTTGAACAAGAGCTATCACCTTTACCAGCAAGAGAGAAATTTTTAGCTCGCTGGTACATGCAAAACTTTAATACTTTGAGTGAGTATGATTATATTATCTGTGATTTATCTCCACGCTACGATTTGACAGCTAAAAATGTACTTTTCTTAGCAGATAGTATAATTATTCTAATTCAAGATAAAAACATTTCTTCTTTAAGAGGAGCAGAATTATTTAAACAGCTCTGGGATGTTGATAGAACCTATTTTGATAAAGAGGATAATATAAAAAGTACTGTTTTGGTTGGATTTGAGAAGAAGAAAACTCAAATTAGTGATACTTTCGATTCTTATCTGGAAGGGTTTAACGATATGAGAGATATTATGTTAGATACATATATTAGAAAAAACGAGTTTATAGAGAAGGCACTATTGAAAAAACTATCTCTAACAGATTATACAAAAATAACTAAAGAGCATTTCAGCAGACAAGAGTTTGCTAATATGTTAGAAGAACTAAAAGTGAAAGGAGTGTTATAGATGCCAAAATTCGACGGAGAACTTTTATCTAATAAAGAAAAACCAGTTTTCAAAAGAAATGGAACAATCATACAAAATGATTCTACAACTACAGACAATAAGACATTAAACATATATAATCTAGTTAATAAGAAAAGTAAAAAAGTAACTATGAGTGCAACGCTTGATGAAGAACTTGTAAACAAATTAAAATCTTTTTCTATTGATATGAACAGCGACGTTAGCAAATTATTAAGTGATATACTAACTCAAATTTTATCTGATGTCACTATAAAAGAAGAGAATTTAAATATATACAATGAGAGAAATAGAAGAAATAAGACTAAGAAAAAGTAAATAATATTATATTTATATTGTTTAGATATTACTTAAATATTGTATATATAATATTTAAGTAATATTTTAATATTATTATTACAATATATTAATATTGTTTAAATAATATGTTTTAACTATAATCTAAAAAGGGGTTGGAAAAAATGAACGTTTATCTGCAAATCGGAAAAGAATTATCCGAAAAAATGACTAAATCTGAATTAAATAAGTTTTCACAAGAAGTTGTAAATTTTTTGCGATATGCTGGAGTTGATAAGGATATGAAAATTAAACTATTCCAAACAATCATAGAAGCGGTGGCAAGGAAAAAAATAACATTACCAAATGACAGCAAATTTACGGAAGGAATATTGCAAAGTAGCGAATTTGAAATGACGGAAAATGTAGGGTTTATACTTGAAGGATTAAGTTATCGTAATAACTAAACATTAAAAAAACAGTGTATTTATTGAATACACTGTTTTTATTTCCGTATAGTTAATCTAAAATTGGATATTATATCATATAGATATAGATTAAATTGATATTTAAATCCCTTGTAGTTAATATAAAATAATGTGATATTATATTATTTCTCTATAAATTAAATTGACATTTAAATCCCTCGTAGTTAATATAAAAATTCTTATTACAATATCATTTCTAAATAAATTAAAAAATATTTTAAATCCCTCGTAGTTAATCTTAAAAGCGATACTATATACATTAATAATAATACTCTTCTACTTAATTTTCAACTATATTTTGCAATTCTTGTTTACAACTTTCAATGCCTTTTTGTAATTCTTCTAAAAAAACTGATGTGCTATCGTCTATATTTCTTTCAGCAATTTCTTCGAAATTTTCTTTATTGAATTTTTTATAACTATCCCAATCCAAATTTTCCCACTCATTTTCACACCAATTTTCAAATTCTTCATAATCGTTTACGTAACAAATTTCTCCAAGCATATCGTTTAAATGAGTTGGTGTTTGATTTAATGTGAAAATATTAATTTCTTTGTTATCATCTAAAAGTTTAGCCCAAGTTTGAACTGCTATCGCTTCAACTTTTCCTTGTATATCGATATAAATTTTTATATTATTAGTCTCTTTGATTAAACAACTTTCTTTAAAAGCTTTTATAGCTTCTTCCTCTATTTTATCTATATTCATATCTATAACTCTTAAAAATCTTCTAGCTTTTTGTTTATTCATTTTTTATATCCTCCTCTTGATTATCTCTTTCTTTAATTATATTATAAACGTTTGCGTTTATTAAGTCAATGGTTTTTTAAACTTTTCCGTTTATTTCTTTTAAGAATTTTTCTTTGGCTTTTTTGTATGCTTCTTCTGCTTCTCTTATGTTGTCATAGTATCCTAAATTATAATGTGTTTTCTTAAATTCTATCTGTGCGCAGTATTTTCTTTTTTCTTTATTCCAAGAAACTCCTCTAATTTTAGTTTTTGAATTAGGATATGCTTCTGTCTTTTTTATAATAGATAGATTTGTATCATCAATAATGTTTTTTTCTTTATGTACTTTTAATGCTACCTTTGCATTTTTTATATTAGATTCCTTTTTCAAACATCCACATGATTTAGTTCTGCCAGTAGTTAAATTGTTTTCTGTTGTCTTAATCTCATTTCCACAAGAGCACTTACAAATCCAAATATAGTGACCACTTTTAGCTTTTTTATTAGTGTTTTTTAGTGCTGTTAATCTTCCAAACTTTTTATTTGTCAAATCATTTTGCTTAAACTGTGTTTCTTTTTGCAAACATCCACACCCTTTAATTCTTTTTAAACTATCTGCTCTTATCCACTTTTCATTGCCACAATTTTTACATTTACATAGACAGTATTTCCTACTGTTTTTTTGTTCTATGTCTAGTATTGTAAGGTTTTCGAATTTATCTCCAATTTTCAAGCCTATCACATCCTGAACTAATAATATTATTCTACTATTGTAAAAATAAATACAGTGAATTTGATTAAACTCACTGTATTTATTTTTATTACTTTTCTTCATTATAACAATTAATCATATCATTTACATTGTCATATACAATAGAATCTACATCTTCTAAATTGTATTCTTTTCTTCTGTATTCTTCTATAATATCCTCAATGTAAATTATTTCTTCATAAGTATCATTATATACATTTTCATCTATTCCTTGACCCTTGTAAGAAATAAAAAATTCTATTTCATTATTTTTAATGTAAAACCCACATTTATTTATTTCCCAGTTAAAATTGTTATTAACCGCTTCTCTAACGTACTTTTTAATTTCTTTCTTAGTTATTTTTTTCATTTTTAAATCCCCCTTTGTTTATCTTTCTTTAATCATATTATAAACGTTTACGTTTATTAAGTCAATAGTTTTTTAAACATAAACGTTTATTTTTTTCTTGTCTTTTTAAACTTTTGCGATTATAATATAAATAAAAGGAGTTGTTAAAATGAAAGATGTATTTGAGGAACTAATCTCTATAAAAGATGCTTGTGAACTTTATAAAAAAGGTGAAAGTACGTTAAGACTTAATATAAGAAATGGAAAATTTGTGGAAGGTGTAGACTGTAAAAAATTCGGAACGACATGGGTTTTTAAAAAAACAGCACTTGAAAGAGAATATAACAAAAAGGATAAAAAAATAGAGAGTGGTAACTGATGAAATAGTTACCACTCTCTACAAACTTATTTCTTAATAAAATCTAATGCTTTATAAAGTGTATCAAATCTATCATTACCCTTTATCATAGTAAATTTTTCTTTAGTCATAGAACCAATCTTCTCACATGCTCTACCTCCTACAACATATAAATTTTCTGTCTTACCTGGTACATAATCTTTTATATCACATATCAGTATTTTCCCATCATTATAACCCCAACCAACCACAGTTGCAGGGATTTTGTCAACTTCTCCATCATAAACGATTGTATGTTTATACATTTTCTTATCCTCACTATTTTCTATTGTCTTATTTAAAATACCTTCTGCTATTAACTTAGCAACTATGTCTTTATGTCTAATATAATAGTCTGTATCTGCTTTGCTATCTACGAAGCACACTTCTATTAATATCGCTGGAGCTTTTGTATGACTAAGCCAGTAAAGCCCTCTGACATCTAATTTTGCACCTCTGTTTTTAAATACAGTTGCTAATTTAGTATTTACCCTATCCGCGTATACTTTACCATTATTAGTTTTGTAAATTGTCTCTGTACCCATGGGATTTAGAGTTGTCTTATTTGCATTAAAATGTATCTGTACAGCTACATCTACATTTTGCTTGTTGGCTATTTGACATTGTTCTGCTAAGTAGTTATTAGACTTATCTACTTTACCACTATATACAGTAGCACCACCGCGTATGCCCTGCTGTTAGTGCTATTTTCATTTAAAGACCTTCTTTCTGTAACATGTCTTTTATGTCTGTTACATCTTCTTTGATTTCTTCTACGTCTGTTTTCATTGCTCCCATTTCAACAAGTATATTCTTATTTATCTCTTGTTGCTGTGTAGATAGTTCTATGAAATTTTCTACTGTCTTTTTATACATATCTCTATCTTCTTTTTTCTCCTGCATGGTATTTTTAAATAGCAAAGCGCATAATATGCCTATTGCTCCTAAACTACTTAATTCTGTTAATAATTGTTCCATAATTTTCCTCCGTTTTTTTATCAAAATAAAACTTATAAATTATCTAATTCTATAAAAAAAGAACCTTATACGGTTCTGCTTCTTTTACTACTTCGCTATTTTTTATTAGCTAATATTCTTACTACAACATTATTGTGTTCTTTATAATAATCCTCCTACTTTTTCATTTTCTGCAATTAGTAATTGATTTTCTAATTCTTGTATTCTCTTTTCTTCTTCACTCATATAGATTGGTATTTCTTCTAAAATTGGCTGTTTAGTCTCTATATTTATACCTATTATTTTGTACTTATCATAATCAACATAATCGTATTCCAAATCTATATATTCTATTTTTTTAATATTTTTTCTTTCGGGAACATTTCCTTTCGATTGCCCTTCATAGAATATTATTTCGCCTTCTTCATCAAAAAATATTCTTCTTCCTACCTCTATATAATCATTCATAAAATCACTCCTTAACCTATAGCATAAAAATAAAAGTATGGACTTGCATACCTACAAGAAGATATAGGTAAAACACATTCACCTTTTTGAATTTGAACTTGCTTATCGCTTCTATCTAATAAATAAGTAGTATAACTTTCGACTGTAGAAGCTATAAAAGGGACAGAACTGCAAAAATAGCTAGTTGTAAAATATTTACTAGCTCCACCAGTATTATAGATAAGTATAAATCTTGGATAAAAATTCAAGTTAATTTTACTAAAATAAACACTACTGGAGCCACTAAGTGTATAACTTTTACATTCACCACTATAACTAATGTTACATTCACCACTTGCCGTATAGATTGGTGTAGGTATATATATACTTGCAACTTTATTAATTAAAGATAGTAAAGACTCTGTATTCCCGCTACTTACGCCTTTACTTTTCAAATTATCTTTAAAAGTACTCATAAGATTTTGCATTTTACCCTCAAACTCTGAGAATTTAGTACTTTCTAAAAATGGATTGCCTAGCAAATTTGTAAAATTATCTTTACTTGCTTTTAATTCTTTTGTACTATTTTCAAAAGCGGTTATTAAGTCACTTAAACTAGCATTTTCGTTTAATTTTTCTATCATAAAAATATCACCTTTCTATTTTTAGTAACCATTTTTAAAGAATAGGTTTAATGTAGAATTTAGAATGATTTCTTTATAAGTATGTGAAAGTAAGTAAAATAAACAAAATTAAAATTTTTTAGTGACCTATTCTTTAAGAAGAGTTACTAAAAGTTACTATTTTATTTCCTGTTCTATTGTATTTATATAATCATCTACTGCTTTTCTGTACTCTATGTTAGTCACGTCATCTAACTCAAAAGGTCTGTTTTTCAAAGGGTTCAGTCCTTTGTTTAAAATTCTTTCTGCTAATATTCTTACTACAACATTATTTATATTCATTATAAAATACCTCCACCTAGTTCTTTATTTGTCATTAAAAGTAATTGATTTT